TCCTGCTAATTGTGCATGATAACCAAATGGGTCATCACCTACTATCTCACCTGACTGAAACTTTTTAAAACTAAATGGTGAAGCTGATTTAACATCACATACTTCACCATCAATTATACTGTCTATATGTCCTGATACTCCTGACACTTCTACTTTTCTTTGTTGGTCTTTTATATTATGTCCTGCTAACTCTGCTAAATATAAAACTAAATGTTCAATGATATGACCATATAAAAATTTTAAATTTAATCCTGAGTCTTCATCTTTTCTATCTTTAGGACTATGCTTATCATACCATAGTTGTCTTGCAGGTTTACCAATAGAAGACATCCTAAGTTTACCTTCATACTTTTCTGCTTTTACTTGAGAAGTATTCCAAGCTAGAATAGCTTCTTTAATATTATTAAGAAAAACATTTAAGTTTTCCTCTGTCATGTTGGCAGGTTTACCAGTAGATATATCAGAAATCAATTGCTTGATGTCTGTTGCTATCGTACTAATGTGTTTCTGACCAGTTGTTTCCGATTTTATATTCGCCATTTAGTGGACACCTTACATTTAATTGTTTACCTGCATCTATAATTGATTGTACTGCTAGTCTTCCAAACTCTTCGGCTCTACTTTCTTCAACCTCGTATTGAAATTCATCGTGTACATTTACAACTGGAAATGCTTTGATTTGTTTATTTATAACATATTGTTCTAGCAATGTCAACGCATACTTCATAACAATAGCACCTGCTCCTTGCAACAAAGTATTCAATGCTGCATGAGGATGTCTTATTATTATTTTTCTTTGGTCGAGTCCTCTGACCCATCTTCGTTGAGCCACTCGTTCCACTTTTTCTCGTAAGCTTCTAAGACTTGGTGTTGCTCTAAGAAATTTTTCTTTAGCTCTTTCACCATCTGCTGTCGAACCTCCAATGATACTTCCGATTTTTGCTGAACCTGCTCCATAGATAAATGCGTAGATAAAAGTCTTCGCCTTATCTCTTGATTCCAGACCAGCAGCAATTTGATTTGCTGTGTGTATATCTCCATTAACGACTTCATGTATATAATCCTTATCATTCATGTAGTGTGCTAACATCCTCAACTCAAGTCCTGAAGCGTCAACTCCTACTAGTTTATAACCTTTGTTTACTATCCATAATGCCCTACATTCTTTACCATATGGTGAGTACACAGCAGGAATTTGAGCCATGTTGGGCGACTGGTGACTCATCCTTCCTGTAATTGTACCATTGGTTATTACTCTGCCATGTACTCTACCATCTTCTCTTATAGCTTCTATCCAAGAACTTACTTGAGCAATTCTTTTCTGGAGCATAAGAAACCTGTTTATTAATTTAGCTTCAGGAATATTATGTATCTCACTTAATACTTTTTCATCAACAATCACATGACCTTTATCTGTTTTCTTCTTAGGCTTCCACCCAAGTAACATCAATCGTTCAGCTATCTGTTGTCTTGAACCTAAATTAAATTCCTTAAACGTAACCTTAGTAAAAGGAACTCCTTTAACATAACCTCTTGCTTTGTTATTAGACTTTGGAATAAACTCTTCTTCTATCTTTAATGGAGGAAAAGTTTTTCTTACAGTCGTAGTTAAGTCATTCATGTCTTCTTGAAACTTTGCTTGTAAACTATAAGCTTCTACTATATCAAGTTTAAATCCTGACTCATGTTGTTTTTGAATTATCTCTGCAACCTTATGTTCTAACTCTATTGACTGACCAAATTCAGTCATGTTTCTCTTTAGAAATTTATATAACTTTTCTGTTAAAGCTACATCATTTCTACAGTAAGTTAACATCTCATCACTAAGATAATCAAATTGTTCAAACTGAATTTTACCTTGACCTCCAAACTTTAAGCCCCAATTTTTTAGTGAGTGTCCACCCTCTAATATAGGATTAAATAATCTTGAAAGAACTAAGGTATCAGTTATCTTACAATCTTTAAATAAGTCTTTACCAAAAAATTTATTAAGAACAGGTATATCAAAGCCTATGATATTGTGTCCTATAAATTCTTTAGTTTGTTTTGCAAAGTCTTCGAACCTATGAAGATTCTTACCATCAGTAAATTGATAATAAGTTTCTCCATGTTTACAAACAATGCACCATACCTTATCAGCAGTCATCGTTGTTTCAACATCGAAGACTACCTGATTAAAGGTCATCAATTTTTACCTCATTAAGTCTACCAGTATCTGGGTCATATAATAAGTCACAACAAGGACCAGTAGTACCAGAGAATCTATTCTTTAATACTCTAACTCTTGTTGTATTTCTAATAATAGGGTCATCATTTTGTGCATCTCTTTCTAATCCGATAACCATATCTGATAGTTGTCCGATAGAAGCTGAACCTCTTAACTGTGATAATGAAGTTGCTGCACCCTCTTCATGTCCTTTACCTTCTGGTCTTCTTAAGTGAGATACAACTATCATAGCAATACCTGTTTCTTGTACAAGTGTTCTAAGTCTAGTCATAATTTCATCCAATGCTCTACGTTCATCACCTGAAGATTGGTCTGATACAATGATACTAACATGGTCAATAACAACATACTTACAATCTAAACCTTTAGCTAAGTATCTTACTCTTGAAACTATATTATCAATTGAGTTAGAACCAAAGTGGTCAAACATATAAACTCTACCAGTACCTACTGTTGCATCAAAGTAAGTTTTTAATTCTTCTTTACTTACATGAACATCTGGTAAATGTAATCTTTGATTTGCTTCAACACTCATCAAACCTTTAGAAGTAATGACAGGTGTTTCTTCTAACATTAACAAACCAATATTATCTTCAGTTGACTTAAGCATAAAGTGAACTACTTCTCTCATCACTTGTGTTTTACCTAGACCAGACCCTGCAGTAAACGTAACTAATTCAGCAGGTCTTATTCCATAAGTAATTTTATTCATACCTTCAAATGGATATTGAACAAATGCTTTTGATATAGGTTTTGCTATCTCATCAAATAAAACATTAGCATTAATGATACCATCTGGTGCATATAATTTTGCATCCCAAAAAGCTTTAGTGTATGCTTGTATATTATTTTTAGTTAAACAATCTGAAGCATCTTTTAATCCTTCAGGTAGGTACATAATTTTACATTTGCCTGGACTAAATAGTTCAGCTACTTTTAATGCACCCTCTATCCCATGTTTATCATTATCAAAATTTAAAATGATATTATCAAAGCTACTTTCTAACCATTCTAAACTTGATTTAATATCTTTAACTGCTGAAGTAATACCATTCTTAATACTAACCACAGGTGTTTCATACTTGTCAGTCTTAAACATTTGATAAGCTGATAAACAATCTAACTCACCTTCAGTAATGATAACGTATTTATTTCTTTTAAACAAATGCTCACCAAACAGTCCAGAGTTTTTAGTATTACCTTGAAGACTAAATTCTTTTAGCTTAGTGTATCTTGTTTTGGTTGCAACCTTTGCACCTTGTTTGTCATGATAAGGATAGTAATGATGAGTAATTGTACCCATGCTATCCATCTTAACTGAAACGCCATATCGTTTACAGCTATCTTCTTTTATATTTCTATCTATAATTTCTGCATAGTTAGATTCTTTTAAGTAATCTTTTACTTGATATTCATTCGCACCATTCGTTGTGCCTTCTGTAATTTCCATATCGTATTCCCTTATATATTGTTGACATGAAAAACAATAAGCTGAATTATCTGCATTGACAGATACTGCGTCACTACTTGAACATAGTGGACAGGGTAAGTGAAATTTTACAAATCCATTTTTATTTATTTCTTCCATAGTCGCCCTTTGTAATTGTTGTTTTCATAAAAAAGGAGAGCCAGTTTTATCCGACTCTCCCCAGGAGATAAGTATAATGAAACTGCCATTAGACTTATGGCTAGTTGTACTAGAAGTCTTCTTTAATATCAACACCAGATTCTGTTGGTGTCACTATGTCAAAGTCTTCCTTAGGTGTGTACTCTACTAGATTCTTAACTTGAACTGCTTGTAAATCTAAACCTTTACCAGTCTTACCTTTGTAATTCCAGTCATAAGATTTATACATTACTACAACCTTAGAACCATTACCAACTATTTTATCTAGTGGTTGCTTCTGTCCATCAACTAATGATGGTGGTTGATTCTTGTCACCATTTGCTTTAGAAACTTTTCTTTTAAACTTAACAACATTCTTAATAGTGTTGCCATCAATAACTGTTTCTCCTAAAGTTATACCTTCTTTAGCTAAGTCTACTGCTGTGTTGTCATCAACTGCTAAGTCAATTCTCCACATTGGTTCAAACTTTTCATTGGGTCTTGTTAAAGAAGCCCAATACGCTGTGCCTTCTACTTGTGCCATTTTTTATACCTCATTGTATTTGTTAATTTATTTGACATAAATAATCTTTATCATAATTAATCATCCTTGTCAACTGTTTCTTCATCTTTTTTTTCTAAGATTTCATCTATCTTTTTATTAATAGTTCTCTTGATAGTTTCTTTCTTAGACAGCTTCTCTTGTAGTTCAGCAATCTTAGAACCTAAGGCTTGAACATCTGAGTTTGCTTGTTCTAATTGTATTAGAATCTTTTTAATCTTACTATCTTTGATAGCAACTAATTCAACTGCATCTTTTTTTTCTTGAGTTAATTCAGCTATCGTAAGTTTGTATTCTGTTAATAAATCTTTACTGCTCATAGTTATATTTTTATACACTCCTCATTAAATAATTCTTTTAATGGAAGCACCACACATTTACTTGCTCTATAATCTCCTATGTTTTTAGTGTGTGTTTTTTTATATTTCTTTACAATCTTTTTTAGTCTTGATACTCTGAACACTAACATACAATGTTCGTTCTTATCTAACTCTAAAATATGAAACCACCATTTAGCTTCAGTCTTATCTATACCAGATGGCTTACCTCTATACTCATATTCAAGTGCAATGTTTCCAGTTTTTCTCCACCAGTTTCTTTCAGTTTTTATTTCTACTTGTTCTTTACCAAGCAAATCAGCTACTCTTTTTTCTCTTACTTGTCCATACTTTAAGTCTATATCAAACTTAGAATTGTTATTTAGTTTCATTAATGTTCCTCTGTAAAAGTACATAAGTATTCTAGTAAAAGTTTATTCAAGTTTTTACCATGAAATAATTTCTTACCATTCTTTTCTACAATCTTCTTATAAATTTTTATAACAAAATAAGATTGAAGATTAGCGTAGTCACATACTAGGTTAAAGTCTTTGTTGTTTGTATCAAACCAAAGATTACCTTGCTTGATAATATCTAGCCTTCCTATACCCCACGCATGAATATCAATATCCAATGCGTCAAGCATTGTTCTAACTATAACAGACCTCCATAAAATTATTTCTGGTGTCAAGTTAAAATTTCTATTCCCAAACGCAGGGTTTCTAATAGAGTCTTGTTTAATTATACCACTCATTATTCTTTATCCACTTCTTTAAAAGAAACAGACTTTGCTTTTTTATTGTGTGCTTTCTTAATTTTATCTTTGTATTCTTTTTCTGTTATCTCTTCTATAGTACTTCTTGTTTCTTTTACTTCTTTCGTAATGATGTTAGCATTATCAGAGAAGATAATTTTATTTTGTATTTTCTTTTCATTACTTACCTCATCAAAATAATCTTCTACTGTTAACTTCATATCAATATATGTCTTCTTTAAAATAAACTTAGTCACCTTATATCTCCTTTGTAATTTGTATTGCCCTTGCCTGATGAGGATTCCTTTTAATATAACCTTTGTATTCTAAGTAGCCTAACATTTGAAATGCTTGTGCTTTACTTTTCATCTTCATAAATAAAAGTATCTCATCAAATGAAGGCATTATTTTATTCTTTTTAAAATGAACTTTAAGAAAATTATATAATTGTAGTTGTCTTTTTGTTAGCATTTTAATCCTATCATATTTATTAACTGTTCGCAACAAGCAAATAGCATAGTAAAATCAACGCTTATTAGCTTCTTCCTTACTGATACCTGCATTTCTATACTCCTCTTCTTCAGTCATAGGTACATTATTATAGTACCCCCTTGTTCTTAATAATCTTTCGTACTTGACCTCAGCCTGGAGGTTTTCTATCTCAAGCTTTTGCTCTTCGATAATTCTCTCCAGGTCTGCAGTACCTCTGTCATCAAACTTAACCATTAACTTTATCATTGTAAGCTACGCTTTGTTCAAACAAAAAGAACTCTAGATTTTCATGTTCATTTTCTTCAATCATTAACTCACAGTAATGGTCAGCACTATGTCTGTTAACAAATTGTTTTTCTAAAATAAATCTATCTCCATGTTTAAACTTACTCATCACTACATATTTTTTTAATTTAGTATCTTCCATAATTACTCCTGTTGATTGTTATTAATTAATTTGGTTGTTGTCCTGTTTCTAAAAATACTTTCCATTCTTTTCTAAATGCAAAGTCACATAAATCAAACTGCACCATTGCGTCTTCTAAATCATATGCATTTATAAACAGATGTATATTATTTTTTATATTGTGAAACATATAAACATTGTTAGCACTCTCTTCATTGTGTTCAAAGTCTACATCAATTTGTTTTTTCTTTTTCTTTTTCATTATGTTCTCTCCAATCCTTTTATTACTTGTTGTTTTATTAAAGCTTTAAGTTTGTTATTAGATTCTTTATCTCCAAAGCCTTCAACTATTACATGACTGTCAAACCAATCTTGTTTAGGTTTTGTTTTCTTAACTGCTTTTTTATTTTTTGTTTTCATGTTTATCCTTTTTGTTATGTCTACCCATGTACCATTCTGAAGGCTCATAGTTCCATCTCTTACCATGATGTCCTCTCATATCAGCATACCACATACGCAATCTTACTATTATTTTTTTAAAAGTTCTCATTGTTATCACACCTATTTATTATTGTCAAGTTTAATTTAATATTTTTTGTTTGCAAACTCCTGCTAAGATTAAGTTGTTTGCTTGTCTACTAAACCATCCTTGTAATTGCCAACACATACCAGTATCAATTAAGAACTGCCATGCTTTTAACTCCTCCTCTACTGTATCACTTCTTATATGTCCATCACAAATACCTACTGCATTATGTAATTCACTAATAATTTTTCTATCTAAATTTAATTTCTTATAATGTTTATAATAACTAAGTTCAGTCTTATTACTAAATACTTTCTTGCCATAGATAGCTGTTTTTATTCTAACTTTTTTGCTCATAATAATTTATTATTTGATTAGCTACTTCTATTCTTGCTTCAGATTTTTGAAAAGGTAATATCATTTGCATTACTTTATAACAATCTTTATGAGAAGCATTCCATTTTATTTGTTGCTTACCTAACTTACCATTCTTTTTTAATCTGCGTTTAGGATAAGAGATAGAACCACAGTTAAAAAAATTATGTAAATCTTCTACAGGTTTAAAGTCTGTGTTAGTGACTTCAACTCTAATAGATTTACATGGATATATCTTACCTCTTCCATTTTTCTTTAGTCTTGTTTTAAATTCTATATGTCCTTCAGCATCTATAAAAGCTGTTGCATATATTAGTTCTTGATTTAAATTACTCATACTATATCTCTTGTTTTAATTTTATTATATTGTTCTTCAAGTATAACCCCTATCATATGTAGTTTGCTTTCATCTCTTTGTGTCCACTCACTATTATTAATTTCAATAATATCATACTTCCAACTGTTCCAATCCTCAAGTATTTCTTTGAGCATTTCTTTTGTCATATTTCTCCTTTAGTTTAATTGCTATATTAAATAACCCATTCTCTCTACATTTTTTTATTATACATTTAAGTCTAAATATAAATTGTGTTTTTCTATCCATGTCTTA